AATTCCACCTCAATGTGGCTACAGACGGACGGTGTGACGGACGTGTGGCCCGCCACAGCCGCGCTGCGCACGTTGACAATGACCGGAGCACTGACCCCGAGCTACCCGGCCGGCATCGTGGGCAACGCCACAGGAAACCCCGTCACGGCCGGAAGTATCGGTGAATTTCAAAGCAACACTACCACAGGCACTGCCATTACGTCAGGCACTACGGTCAATGCGACCAGCATTACCAACCTGCCGGCCGGGGATTGGAACTGCTGGGGGCAGGCGCTTTTCCTACCCACCACCGGGGCTATCGTGGCCGATATAGTAGCGGGCATTGGTACGGTGTCTGCTACCCTTCCAGCGAACCCGAATGCGTCGTACTTGGGTGTCACGCTGGCTACCGGAGCCACCGGTACGACTACCCTGAACCCGATGGTTACGCGTATTTTGATCTCCACCCCCACAACGATTTTCCTTACTGCTGAAGCATCTAGCGTCACGGTAGCCGTCGCCTCTGTGAACGGCTACCTGCAGTGCCAGCGCCGCTAACCCCTTGGAGATGTAACGTGAAGAGACTTTTTGCATTATTCCTGGCCGTGCTCATTGCCGGGTCCGCACAAGCGGCCACGGTGAATATCACGCCGACGCCGATCCAGCAATTCAACCAGAACGGCACGCCGTGCTCGGGGTGCCAGCTCTTCAGCTACGCTGCAGGCACCACCAACCCGCTGGCTACTTACACCAGCTCGACGGGCTCGACGCCGAACACCAACCCGATCATTCTCGACGCCAACGGGCAGGCGAACGTCTGGCTGATCGCGGGCGACAAGTACAAGCTGATCTTGTCCCCCGCTACCGACACCAACCCGCCCACACACCCGTTCTGGACTGAGGACCAACTCACGGGGGTGAATGACTTCACCGCGTTCTCGGGCGGGAATATCTCCTATACCTTGAACCGCACGGGGGCTGTGGCCACCACGGTTGGCGCTAAGTTGAACCAAGTCGTCAATATCACGGACTACGGCGCAACCTGCAACGGCACAACGAACGACAACGCAGCTTGGACGGCTTTGATCTCGTCGATCGGTGCGACGCCAACGACCGTGGTCGTGCCCTGTGCTTCGAAGATCAGCGAGAACTTGACCTTTGGGGCTGCCACCGTAGTGCAGTTCACGAACAACGGTGAGATCATCGGCACCGCGGGCACCGAGGTCGTACAGTTTCAGCGTCAGATCATGGCAGGTGGGCAGCAGATCTTCAGCAACCTCGTCCCCCAGGCCGACACCGGGATGACTGTTATCCCCGAGTGGTTCGGAGCCGCGAAGAACGGTACGTCGGATGACTCGTCAGCGTTCAACCTCGCCTACACGATGCTGGAGAATGTCGGCGGAGTGATCCAAATGTCGGCCGGTAATTACGGCCTTGCCAACCCGATCAATAATGTCAAATCTCATGTCTCGTTGCTCGGTGCCGGACTCAATGCGACGGTGCTCACAGCGACAGCTACGAATATCTCGGCACTGGAAGTCACGGGGGTGCTCGGCACGCCGCTCGCCGATGATGTCTTTAACGGCTTTAACATTGTGTCTGCCACGCCAGGGACCTCTAACGTCGGTATTGCCCTTGCCTTCACCGCGCTGGCGAAGCTCTCGGATATCCAGGTTGCGGGGTTTCTAACTGGCGTGCAAATGGAGTGCGCCACGGACTCGTCGTTTCAGCGCATGGGGACGACCTACTCAGCAGCTACTAACGGCTTCATCGGTTGGAATATTCTGGGCGGTGGGGGATGTGTTGGGGGCAATGAATCTTCGACCTGGCGCGATACGTTCGTACAGGGTACAGGTGCTTTTGGGGGTCCCACCGGTCAGGTAGGGTATCGGGCTTCTGGGCTATATGTCTCCGACCTCTATTTTAGCAACGCCGCAGCAGGCGAAGTTAATTTTGGATATTTCTTCGACTACTCCACACCGGCCACCGCTGGCGGCTTTGCGGACGTGATCATCCAGAACCCGATCGTCGACGGGTTCACGGCACAAGGCATCTTCATCAACGCACTACCCGCGCAACAGATGGTCACGATCTCGGACGGCTGGCTCAACCCTGTCAGCGTACTGGCTGAAACAGATGCGGTCTTCGTTGACAACAGCGCGGGCGCCGTACAGATCACGGGTATGCAGATTGGGGGGGAGGCGAATTTTGGGTTCGCCGTGGGTGTCCGGGTTGCCAATAGCTCCAATACCCATGTATCAAACACGACATTCAACGATAACAATTTCGCCATTGAGGAGACTGGTTCCGCACGCGGCGTGTACACCGGGAATTCGGTGATAAACCAGTCTGTGCATCCGGCAACCGCCCAAATCTCTCTGACGGGTTCCGTGCGCTCTATGGTCACGAATAACAGTTTCGACGGTTTCGCCACCAATACCGTAGTCGCAGACAGTACTTCTACGGGCGTGGGTGTCGTAGGTAACACGTTCAATGCAGCCACGCTCTCATCGCCCCGTGTCTCGAATAGTTCTAGTGGCCCCGTAGGCGGCAGCGACGGTTCAACCGGCTTGAACAGTGGCACCTAATAAAATCAGGAGACGTTGTGGATACCGAAGCCTTGCAAGACCTGACCGTCGCTATCAAGGCGCTCAAAACTGATCTCGACCGGCGCCATGCGCAGAATTCCGTCACGCTGGAAGAGGTCAGCGTCAAGGTCGACAAGGTGTTACTGGGGTTCCCCGAGGGGGACCCTGAAAGCCACCGTCGATTCCACGAGGCCGTGATCGAGCAAGCCAAGGCCCGAGAGAAATTTTGGCGAGAGATCAGTTTGAAGTTGGTGGAAAAGGGCATCTGGGCCGCGATGATCTTTCTGGTTGCTGCGGCCGGGTTCTATCTGAAGGCGAAGCTCACATCATGATGAATTTCAACGATGTATTTGCCGAGGTGGTCGGCACCGAGGGCACGGCCCCGAGTACCGACGTCAACGATCCGGGCAACTGGTCGAGCGGGATCGTGGGGCAGGGCCAGTTCAAGGGCTCCCGCTACGGTATCAGCGCGGAGTGGTTCCCCAATGTGAACTTCGCCACGCTCACTTACACCCAGGCCCAAGCACTCGCGCAGACTAAGTATTGGGACCCGTACCAGTGTAGCCAGTTCGATATTCGAATCGGGTACCTGATCTTTGACGCCGCGTACAACGGCGGGCACCCGGCTCAGTGGCTCCAAGCCGCCGTGGGAGTGCCGCAGGACGGGGTGATCGGGGCTCAGACCGTGGCAGCCGTGCGCAGCGCCGACCCGCTGAAGGTTGCGATGCAGTTCATGGCCTCCCGGTTTAAATACTGGGTACAATGTGCGGCATGGGCCGCCGAAGGCGCAGGGTGGGTCGACCGCGGCGCTGAAAACCTTCAAACTGTGGCTGAGAACTAAGGAGAAGCATCATGGGTGCTGCCGCATCTGCCGCGCTAGCCAGCAAAACGCTCAAAGTCGCCGGGCTCTTGGGTCTGGTGCTTGTCATGGACTATCTGAAAATTGACGACCTGGCGCTGAAGTCTGCCGCGCTCGGTATCGCAGGGCTGATCACCGGCTGGCACGGAGCGGCCCCGTTCGTCAGCCCAAAGTCGTAATTACCCGCGGCGCGGGGCGAAGCGAGGACGACCACGCCGCGGCAACCCCTAATCCTCAACCCCTCAAGGAACTGATCATGACCACCAGCTCGACTGACACCGCACTCGCCCAATTGGGCGAGCTGCTTCTGAATAACGTTGTCGTGGCCGCCATGCCCGTCATCTCTTCGGCCTTGGCCGATATCGCCGCGAACCCGGCCGTATGGACCAATCCGGCATCGGGCTTTCTGAAAGGCACGGCTGTTCTGGCTGAGCTCCAGGCCACCCTGCCCCAAATTGAAAATACCAGCACCACGACCCTGGCCAATGTGGTCCAGGCTGTGATCGCGGCCGGCGTTGCCAAGCTCACCCCGGCACCGTTACCCACACCGACGCAAATCGCACTCGAAATGGTCGACCAAGCCCCGGCACCCACAGCAGAACCGGCACCCGCCGCTCCGCTCGTCGGCCAAGCCCCGCTGTAACTGGGGCTAGTCATGCGCAGGCTATTGTTTGTCGGCACTGTGACTAGCTTGGCAGCCTTGGCGGGCTGCTCGGCTATCAACGCCTATACGGGCGGCATCATCAACGCCGGGGAATCCGGGTACGCAGGGGCTCGGCAGAACGTGCGGGCCATCGACGACGCGGCTTTCGTCGGCTGGAGTGACGCCGCCTGCGCGATCAAGGTCGGAGCTCTGCAGCGCAACGCTACGGGCAACCCGAACGCTGTCAAAGCAGTACTCACCGCGTGCCCTGTACCGAGTGTCGCGGTGCTCACCACCACGGACGGCACGATCACACTCATGGCCCCGCCGACGCAGCCCGCGCCTACCCCGACTCCTGGCTATACGCCCCCGGTGCAATAATGGGCCAAATCGTTCTTCAATTCGTCGAAGGCTCGGGTTTCGGAGCCGCTCTGATCAAGTGGTATGACCGCGGCCAATACTCCCACGTCGATACGGTGCTGCCGGATGGCACTCTGCTCGGCGCGCGGGACGACTCGATCGGTAGTATCGCCGCAGGGGTGCAGATCCGCCCCGCTTCGTACGTGGCCGGCGAGACGGTCAGGCGGGTGATTCTGCCCGTCACCGATGCCCAAGAGACCGCGTACTACGCGTTCCTGCAGGCTCAGATCGGCAAGCCCTATAACGAACTGGCCATCGCTGCGTTCGCGGCTGGGACCACTTGGTCGTCGCCGAATAGCTGGTTCTGTTCGATGCTCGTGGCTTATGGGCTGCAACTGATCAAGGTATTCAACACCCTGAGTGAAGACGCCACGAAAGTGGCACCCGATACTCTGCTGCTGCTTATCTCCGCGCTGTTCCCGATTTAATCGGGAATTGGCGATGTCAAACGCCGGTGCTTGGTGTCCAACCCAAGCACCGATTTCTTTGGCGACGGCCCTGTGCCGTATAGCGCTGCGCTCATGTAATGCTCAGCCCACATCTTGTACGCTTCCGGCCACGTCGGGCCGTACCCTACAGCGCCTGAGCCATGCACTCGCCACGAGATTATAGTGCGATCTCCAGGCTCTTGGCCCGGGCGCACGAATGCTCGGATGGGGCGCGCTTTCGGGCGGACGACTTGCATGCCGGTGTGATCCATAGTTCTAACTCCATCTGTTCGGGGCACCAAGTATTCGACTTGGCATTGTTCGGGCCACTAGGCATCGGCCTGAGATTATAGTGCACGTGCAGCCCACATACGCGAGGATTATTGAGAGGCACCACATGGTCGACGTCGTGAAACACGCCCGTCTCCCAGGTCAAGCGCGCAGCCTCTTCGTACACCGCACGGATCAGCGTGAAGTCAGCCCACGGGGGCGTCGCGATGATCCTCTGCGTGATCCATTTCCGCCGCCACGACTTCGGCAGGAGATGTAAGTCCCCCGCCAAGAGCTTGGCCCTCAGGGCTCGGCACGGGCGTGCTCCGAACGTGCCCACTCGGCGCTTGGGGTGCCAGTTCGTGAAGGTCAGTTGGATCATTCCCCAGACTCCTGTGGCACCCACACAGCAGCTGAGTTATTGGTTTCAATGCGTTCTGCGATCACAGCCGCTCGTTGCGAGGATGTAGGGGGTGGGTACATCCCGAACCGCTTGATGGCACCGCAGTTCATTCCGGCATTGGTGCTATCGGCTGAAGCAAAAGGCAATTTGGTAAATATTCTAGGGTTTAGCATTCTTAGCCCGTGCAGCCGGGCACGCGGATGGCCATCCTCAGTACAGGCCACCCTCATCGCCTCCGACATGCGGATCCACCAATCGGAAGTTCCTGGGCTTTTCCATTGGCCCGAGCTGCCGAACGAAACCGTACGGTACTCACATACCAGCCTATCTAGCCGGCTCAGGCTCTCGTGCATGTGCCAGACCGGCACGCCTTCGATATGGCGAGGCCAGTCAGCTAGCATCGCATCATTCTCAGCTTCGCCCCCTACGATCACGTCTGGTATCAGCGCCCAATCGAACCCTGGGTGGCGATGCCACTCGTCGCACCACTTTGTGTATCCGGGGACGTCGAGTATTTCGCCCCGTTTCCACACGCTGAAAGCACCGTTGTCGAATACGAACGATTGGCACACATCGGCCACGATCGCTACGTCGTCCTTACGCGGAAATGGTACCAATGCGTGCCGGCCGATCAGGAACCGTGCGACATCCTGGCGCGAGCCGCCGATCGGCGTGCCATGGTAGTGGATCATTTTGGCCCCAGTTCCAAACGGCATTTGTCGCCAGCAACACGTGAAACCGTAACTGAGTACACGGGAATCGACTCATTTACCTTCGCCGCGATGAACTCGCAGAGATTTTCCAGGGTCGCAGGCCCGAGCCCTTGGATTTGATCGAGAAACTGATGGTCAAGATGTTCTCGAATCTTGGCGACGATGCCCCGCAGGACAAACAGATCCACGACGAGCGGGCCCACTTTCCCAGATCGAGCGAGCTCGATCATCCCGCTTTCTCCTTTCGTGCCGCGAACCGTTATTTCAGCCTGGTACGTGTGTCCGTGGATGCGGGCGCTCTGTTCGAATTCGAAAAGCGGCACCGTGCGGTGAAGCGCGTGCGCGGCTTCGAAGATAAAAGACTGCGATAGTTCATAAATCATTCTCGGCCTCCGCAGGTTCGAAATACTCTTGAGGGCGC